TCACCGGGTGCCACCCGGTGCCGGGGCGAGGACGGTGGCCTGTCCGGTGGCCTGGTGCACGGCGATCAGCGCGCCGTCCTCGTCCTCACCGAGCTGCCAGGACCCGATGCTCACCGTGTTCGGTGGGCTGGCGGGGGCGGTGCCCGCGCGGCGCCGCCCGGCGCGGGCCAGCGCCCGCTGCGCGTGCACGGCGGGCGCCAGATGGGCGCTGGGGCCTCGATGCTTCACGTTGTCTGCTCCTCACTGGGGATGGGTGGGCCGTGGCTGGCCAGGGACACCGCCACCGATTCCCCGGTCTCGCCGGGTTTCCAGGACACGGCCAGCTCGGTGAGCCGGAACTCGGCTCGCACCGGCGTGCAGTACGAGTCCAGGGCGACCACGAACGCGGCGCCGGGGATCAGGTGGCCGATGTCGACCGGCGCGGTCGGGGACAGCCGCGCACCGGAGGGCACCAGCAGGTCGACCGGGGGCGGGCAGCCGTAGGCGACGATCGCCCGCGCGATCCCCTCGGCCACGCCCGAGTCGGTGGTGGACTCGCTGCCGGAGATCCGCTCGATCAACCCCAGCACCGGGTCCACGCCCCCGGCGGCACCGCGAACAGGTGGGCCGTCCACGGCCTGTCCGTCGCCGCCGACCGGCTGCGCGCCGACGACCACCGCCCGGGTCGCGGCGTCCAGGCCTGCTTCACGGACTTCGATGTCACCGAGGAAGTGCTCCTCGCACAACTGGTGCGGAGCCCCCGTCGTTCGGTCGGGGACGCAGTACACCGTCCGTCCCACGGTGTAGAGATCGGCACCGGCGTGCAGCAGGTCCCGCACGACGTGCCCGATGGTGGCCGAGTCCGTCCAGAGATGGTCCAGCGTGGAGCGGGTCCCAGAGTCGCGCAGCTCGGCGTGCGCGAGCAGACCCGGGTCGTGCTCGGCGAAGCCATCCTGGATGAGCATGCGGATCAGGGCCCCGGTATCGGCCGGGACCGGCCGGAAGTAGCTGTCCGAGCCCTGGGGTTTGACACCGCGCCGATCCAGGTAGGCCAGCATGTCCCGCGCGGCCAACGTCAGGGTGTCGCGGCGCTCGGTCTTGTTCACGATCGGCCCGTGCCAGACCACGTCGTCCTCGCGCCACAGCGTGAGGTGGTGCCGCCACGTCCCGACCGCCCCCAGCCCCCGCCTGCATGTGGCCCCGAGGCGCGGTTTGGCCATGGTGACCTGGGCGGTGCTGTAGTCGTCGCGGACCCGCCCCCACTCCAGGCCAGTCACGCCCTCGACATCGCACACCAGCTCGTCACTGCCCGCGACGCGCACCTGCGCGTGGTACTCGCTCGCGCTGCCCAACTCGTACACGGCCATGGTCAGATCGCCTCCTGGCGGGCGGCGAAGTGGATCTCGACCCAGGCGTCCTCGGCGACGCTGGCCGCGTCCACACTGACCTCGACGATCAGCGGTGTGCCGCAGGAGAACTCCGGCCAGCCCGCAGGGCGGCCGAGTGGGCCGTAGCGGCGGGGCCGCAACTCGTCTCCACCGGGACACGACACGGCCGCGCGGCGGATGCGGCCGTCCAGCAGCAACTCGGACCCCCGGGGCAGCCACGGAATGCTGACCTCCTCGAGTGCCAGGCACGGGTCGACCACGTCCCCGCGCAGCGACAGGTCCCGCGGGTTGTCGTACCAGCGGATTAACAGCCGCCGCAGCGATAGCGCCCCGGTGCCCAGGCTGATCACGGGCACGAGGTCGAGCCGGTCGGACACGATCCCGGGATCCAAGGCGAGCAGACTGCGGGCGGCGGTGTAGCGGTGCCCACCGGGCTGCGGCCAGTTCGCGGGATCGTTGGGGTTGCCGGCATCGGTGGGCGGCACCGTCCGGACGGGGGCAGGGAGGGAGGCGGCGCGGTAGGGGTCCTCGTCGAGCACGTGCACCGGGCGGGGACAGCGGTCGCGCCAGCCGGTGCCGTCCGGGTAGCTGCCCCACGGATCGAACCCGGGCAGGATGTCCCGCCACACCAGCGGATCCGACGGCCCCAGCAGGGTGTCGTTGCGCGCCACTAGTTTCGGCGCGTGCCACCAGCCAGTGACCCCAGCCCGCATAGTCCAGGTCCAGGTCTGCATCACCCCGTCCGCGCACCGCGCCACCGCGCCCGCGGGCTGCGGTCCCTCGATGGCCACGGCCTCATACAGGTGCCGCACCAGCGCATCCCCCGCCGCGTACGGGTTCCAGCCCACAGCGGGGATCCCGGTGCACCGGTCCGTCCTCGGCGTCGGCGCGGCGGCGTAGACACACACCGTGCCGCCCTCCCCACCGCTGTGGAGCTCGGCGGCCAGCCAGCCCAGCCCGAACGACAGCGCCTCCTCATCGGCTGCCAGCGCGAGCACGGTCACCGCGATCTCCGGGCTGGCACGCCGCACCGCGCCCGGCACACCACCGTCACCGAGCAGTTCGGTCCACGACCTGGTGGTGCGCGCGGTGCCCGCGCCGTCGATCTTCACCCCCACCAGGCCGTAGAAGCCGGTGCTGGCGGGGATCGCGGTATCCAGCCAGGGCGCCTGGTCGGTCACCGGGTCGCTGTAGGGCGGGTCGGCGAGGCTGGCCGCCAACGCTGGGCACGGGTCGCGCACCAGGATCCCGGACGCCCTGGCTCCAGCTGCCGCCCGCGTGGTATTGACCAACTCGGTCCCCGCGAACACCAGCCACCCCGGGAACACCATGCGCGTCATCTCCCTTCTAGGCCTGGGCCAGGGCTGCGACGTGGTCGGCGGCACGCAGTGCGACCAGCAGCGGGTCCGCGGCCACCGGTTGCACGGTGATCGGGGCGTGCACGGTGACCTGCCGGTGCGTCACCGGCCCGGTCGAGCCTGCTGTCACCCGCGCGAAACCGTTGTCGCTATTGGAGAAGGTGGTCGTCGCCCTCGCGTGGACGGGGACCTCGAAGTTCGGGATCTCCCGGGTGAACGCGCGCAAGGTGGCGCGGACGGTGCCGAACTCGGCGCGCAGCCCCCGGTCCAGGCCGCCGACGATCGCCCGCCCGGCCGGGACCAGCAGCTGCCGGTCATACGGCAGCGGACCCTTGAGCTGACGGATCTTGTCCGCGATACCGCCGACGAAGTCCCACACCGCCCCGATCGCCGACCGCAGCCCGGACAGCAAGCCGTCGATGATCGCTCGTCCCGCGCCCCACAACAGGCCACCGAGGTCACCGAGCGCGTCCCGGATCCGGCCCGGCACCGAGGAAATCCACGCCCACAGCCCTGTCGCGGCCGAGACGCTGCCCTCGACGAAGTTGTTCCACGCCGCGCTCGCGGCCGACCCGAGCAGCCCGGCTAGCGCCCCGAGCCCGCCCACAACCTGCCCCGGCAAACCGACCACCCACGACAGCACCGAGGACCCGGCCGACACCGAGGCGGTCACGAACCCAGTCCATGCCGAGCTGGCGGCCTCGGCGAGCATCCCCGCCAGCGCCTGAACGCCGGCCACGATCCGGCCCGGGAGCCCCAGCGCCCACGCGACCACGGCCAGCGCGGTGGTGATCGTGGTGGTCACGTACCAGGTCCACGCCGAGCGCGCGGCCTCGGCGAGCATCCCGACCAGGGCCCCGAGCCCGGCGAGGATCTGCCCCGGCAACGCCACCGCCCACCCGACCAGGGCCTGGCCCGCCCTTGCCAGCAGCAGCCCGACCTGGACCGGGAGCACGATCAGCTCGGCGATGATCCACTCCACGCCCTGCACCGCGGCGTCGGCACCGGCTCGCAGCCCGGCCAGCAGGGCGGGACCGATCCGGCCCGGCAGCCCGGCGACCCAGTCCACCGCGACCTGGAACCCACCCGCGACCGCTGACCCCACCGCGCAGGCACCATCCGCGACGCGCTGCGGCAGACCCGCGAAGAAGTCCAGCACCGCGCGTCCCGCCGCGCAGATCGCGTCGATGATCGTCGGCAGCTTCAGCAGCACGTACGCCAGCTGCCCGATCACCGGCACCGCGAGCAGCGCCTCGGCGGGCAACGAGCGGAACCAGCCCACCAGGGCCTGAAACGCCCCCGACACCCAGTCCACCGCCACGCCGACCGCCGAGCTGACCGTGGTCCACAACCCGACCCAGAACTCCCGGAACGGGGCGCTGGCGGACCACAGATAGAGCACGGCCGCGACCAGGGCGCCGATCCCGATCACGAGCAGCCCAATCGGGTTGGCGTCCATCGCCAGGTTCAACGCGACCTGCGCCGCCGCGGCGGCCCGGGTCGCCAGGGTCCACAACTCCACCGCCCCGGCCACCAGCAGCACCGGCGCGCGCAGGGCGAGCATCCCGGCCGCCGCCCCGGCCAGCGCGGCGGCGAACACCCCGAACACCGGGTTGCCGACCACCACCGCGAGCGCGCCGAACAACGGCTGCACCAAGGCGAGCGCGGGCACCAGCAGCGTCATCGCGACGCTGGCCAGCTCAGCCAGGATCGCCATGACCGGCCGCAACACGCCCGCCAGCAGCGGCCCGGCATTGGCCAGACCGCCCACGAGGCTGTTGCCGACGCGCTCCAGCGACGGCGACACCGCCTGGAAGATCGACAACGCCACGTCCGCGCCGACCTTCTTCAGGTTGCCGATGGTCGCGCCGAGACCGACGGTCTTCGCCGAGGCCAGCTCGGCGGCAGCGCCCTGGTGCGCCAGCGCGGTGCTCATCCGATCGAACCCGGCCGCGCCCTGGTGTGCCAGCGCGACCACACCCGAGAGCGCCTCCTGCCCGAACGCGGTCGCCGCGGCGGCAGCGAACTGCTGCTCGCTCATGTGCTCCTGGGCGTGCGACAGCTGCTCGATGACCGCCCGGAACCCGACGAACCTCCCCGACGCGTCGAACGCCTCCACCCCCAAGGCAGTCAGCGCGGCACGGGCCTGCGTCGAGGGATGCGCCAGGGACACCAGCATCGACCGCAGCCCGGTCCCGGCCATCGACCCGATGATCCCCGCGCGCCCCAGCTCCGCCATCACCGTCGCGGTCTCGTGCAAGTCAACGCGCATGGCGGCCGCGACCGGGCCGACGTACTTCAGGCCGGTGAAGAACTCCTCCAGACCCCCGGAGGTGTTGTGGATCGCCGAGGCCAGCACGTCAGCGACACCACCGGCCTGATCGGCCTTCAGCGCAAAAATATCCAGACTGTCGCCAACAAACTGAGCGACCCTCGCGGTATCCAACCCGGACGCGGTGACCAGTTGCAGCACCGCGGGCGTCGCGGCCATCGAACTGCGGAGGTCGAACCCGGCGTTCGCCAGGTCGACCATGGCCGCGGCGACCTGCGCGGCGGTGATGCCGGGATAGCGCATATCCCGGCCCAACCGCTGCGCCAACTCCCCAGCCAAAGCCATCTGCTCACCCGAGGAACGGGTCACCGCGGCCAGATTCGCCATCGCGGCCTGGTACTCGACCCCCGTGGTGATGACCGACTTCACGCCGCCACCGAGCGCGCCGATAGTCATCTGGAGGGCGTCGTGGATGCCGGTGTAGAGCGCGACGCCCTTGACCTTGCCGAGGAAGCTCTTACCGAACAGGCCACCCGCCGCGGCCCCGGCCTTCTCGGCTTCGCTCCCAGCCCCGTTGATGGCCTTGGCGACACCGCCGCGCAGCAGGCGGCCGTCAGCGACGAGTTCGACCGCCGCCTGCGCGAGCACGCCACCTGAGACCGACACCGACACCACCTGGATCGAGGTGGTGCCCGGTCACGAACGCCAGACGGCACTGAACTTGCCGCGCAGCCTACCGGTTCCCCCGCCGCCCCAACGTCTCCAGCGCGCCAAGGAACATGCGCTCCTCCTGCTCCGCGGTCCACTGCCCGACCGTGGCCTCCCGCGGGCGCCCCGACGCGGTGCGTACGGGCACGGCCGACAGCTCGGCCTCCAGCGCACGGGCCTCGGACTCGGTGGTGCACAACGACCGGCGCCAGGCCAGCGCGGCGGCCAGCAACCGCCCGATCGGCTCGGTCAGCGGGGAGAACCCGGCACCCACGCACCAGCCGTCGAAGGCGAGCCAGTTCCCGTAGACGCTGACCGCGAGGTTGCGTGCGAGGTGGAAGTCCACCCCGCACGCGTACCCGAGCACCCGCTCGGCGACCTGTTCGAGGTCATCGAGATCCAGGCCGTCCTCCGGGTCGAGCAGCCGCTGGTACACCACCTCCGCGCCGCAGCCGTCAAGGTGGAGCGGAATCAGCCGCCACCAACAGCCCGGCGCCTCCAGCACCAGGGCCTCCACCCACGTTCGCGCGTCCAGCACGGACAACTCGAACACCCGGTCATCGAGGGTGAACCGCGTGGGCCCGGCGGGCGGCAGCCCGAGCACGCCGCCGATCACGCCCGGCGGGAACGCTGCTCCCGGCGCACTGGCTGCCGCCGCGCACGCTGCTGGCCGTGCGCACCACGCTGCGCACCGGCCTCGCCGTGTCCCTCGTGCCGCTGCTCGGCGCGCCGCGTGGCCCGGTTCCCGGTCGGCGCCCACCGTTGGATCAGCGCCCGCACGATCTCGTCGACCTCACCAAGGTCCAGGTCGTCGTCGGCGCGGCGCATCCGTTGTGCGAGCAGCAGGGCGTCCCCGGGCTCCAGTGCGGAGTCCAGGAAGAACGCGATTGCCCACGCCTGCTGCCCCAGTCCAACCCCCGTTGCCACCGCGGCGGACACGAAGGTCAACACGACGTCCTTCGGCTGGTGCGCGGTAAACCGCAGACCGAGGTCCTCGTTCACCACCGTGAGCGGCGCTCCCGTGGGCGTGCTGGCTGCTGCTGTGATGATCAGTGGCTCGACCTGCCCGTCGATGGGCCAGTCCGTCCAGCGTGCGAACAGGCCCGCGACCAGGTCCAGAGTCGCCTCCAACCCCACCGGGTCGACACGGTTCATGACGCGATCGAAGTAGCGCTTGCGGTCGCTCGGCTTCAGGGTCGACTCAAGGAAGCTGAGGACCGCCAGCGCCCGGTCGGCGTCGGACACCGTGTCGGCCACGATCTGCTGAGCGAAGAACAACACGCTGTCCTTCGGGCGGTCCACGTGCAAGTCCTCCCCACACAGGGTCACTGGGACGGTGTGCGGATCGCGAGCTCGACGCGGGGCGGTCGTGAAGGTGAGCGTGTCCACGGGACTCCTGGCGGTCTACGAGTTTCCACACCGTCGGCCATGTTCGCCAGACCCGGGATGGGGCGGATCCTAGCCTGAACAGACCTTGACCACCCCTGCTGAGCGGCGCGTCCTAGCGGTGGCAGGGGCAGAACGGACCAGCCTTTTCCGGGTGGCTGCGTTCAGTGATTCTCCGTAGATCGGTCCATGAACACAGTCTCCCTCACACCGTCCGGGCTTGGCGTCAGCTGCATGCGGCGGCAGAAAGGGGTTAAGACAATCATGGGATTCCTACCGCCGGTGGACGGGACGCGGTCGGCCACATCAGCCCTGCTCTCGACGTGCTGGAATCAGGCGTACTCTCGTGCCTGAGGCTTCGTTGGTCCGTACCGGTTCCTCACCACCCTATTGGTCCTCCATGCAGAATTTACTAACAACCCTCTCCAATAATTGAGCCGGGGAAGGGTCGGGAACTCCCGGATACTCGTAGCACCTCGCCCTCACCCTGATGTCGGTCCAAGCATTATCAAGCCCCGCCCTCATGATTCGCGAGTGGATGAGTTTCGCGCCCCTCAAGTCAGTTTCGTCAAGCCTGGTATTGATTAAAATTGCTTCAACGATGTGCGCTCCACTGAGATCTGCCCTAGTGAGATCCGAATTTCTGAGATCCACTCGGTCAAATTGTGCTTTTGGTAGGTGAACCTTTCGCAGGCAAGTGTCGGACAGGTCAAGTGTGGCACCATTGTCGTGATTGACATCTCGCCTAGCCAGAACCGTGAGCGCGGCCTGTACGTCTGGGCTTGGTCGTTGATCTGGACACGGCTCGCTCGTATAGCCACTCAGTAGTGTGGACAGATGTCGATGCGGGGCGCTGGTCCTGACAAAGGTAGCGAGGACTTCGTCGATTGTGGGCTGATCTCGTGGTGAGTCGCGAGCTAGGCGTTCCAACGCGTAGACCGCTCCCATTCGCGCCTGCAGGTGATCGTCGCCCGCGCGGTCAAGTTCGTCGACCGCCTTCGTGTATCGATCGGTGAATTGCCCCTGTTCGGATAGCGCGCCCTGGGATTGTGCAATGGCTACCTGGTCGCGAGTCGCGCTGAGCGACAGGCCGGTGAACACCAGTGCAGCCAGGGTCGCCACAGAATTGACAGTCGAGATGACGGCCGACCAGTTAACGCCTCGCGCACGCTTGGTGCCGCGCGGGCGGATTGTCCGTGCGCTCAGGACGGTACGCAATGGCGGGCGCGCCGGGCGAAGTCGGCGATCCTTCGGGGGTGTCGCCCGGCCGCTGACGGGTGATACGGGAGCCATGCTCTCTTATCGGGCGGCCTTGCCGCAGACTTTAGGGACAGTCGGAGCGTGGCACATGACATACGCCACAGAGCGAACCTCATTGATGTCAAGGATCTAGGGAATAACTGTTTGGTTGGGCGAATTAACCTGGCTCTTCGCTGTTTCGATTGATAGCATGAATTGCACATGATTGATTGCAACGCACTCCTTTAGTTTGAACGACGTAAAGCGGAGTGCATGAGTGGGCTCGAGGACACGAAGGAAGTCGGGCCTCCTTACGACGACGAAAGAAGACGATGTGGCGACATTTGGCACAGTGATGATGCCTGCCCAGATCCCGAAGCTCAACCTGATCAAGCCTGATGGGGCGGTCCGGTGGCCGGTGATCGGCGTGGTCGGTCCACCCAACTCCGGCAAGTCCATGCTGATCACCCAGTTCGCGGCCGACCCGCGCGTGGGCACGACCTACGCGGTCGAATGGGGCTCCGGCGACAAGGGCGTCCTCAACGAGTACTCGACCGCCGTACCCGACGCGAACCTGTACTTCCTCGGCCACGACAGCACCGTGCAGAGCGTCTACGGCCAGATCCTCGCCGCCCGCGAACTCGCTCGCACCGCCGTCGAACGCGGCGAACCACCGCACCTGCTGGCCATCGACTCCTGGTCGACCTGCTGGGAACTGATCAAGTCCTGGACCTACCGGCGCGCCGCCGAGGGCCTGCTCGACAAGAGCAAGGTGCCTATCGACCCGAACGCGGACCTGCCGATCGGCTTCAACCTGTGGAACGACGCCAGAGACCGGTACCGGCAGGTCATGAATGTGATCCTGTCCTGGCCCGGCCCGGTAGTGCTCACCTGCCGCGGCGAGTGGGTCTCGGCCGTCACCCCGTCCGGGCATCCCGATCGCACGCACCGCGAGTACAGCATCGACGCTCACAAGAGCCTCCGCTACGACGTCACCGCGTTGATCCGGCTCTCCGACGAGGCCGCGCCACAACTGGTCAAGTGCCGCAGCCAGTACTACCCGGTGAAGCCGGGCGACAAGCCCATCGAGCTGGCCAGACCCATCAACCTCGGCGAGTTGATCTACGACAAGATGCGCGTTGACCCCCGACGGGCCGTGGTACCGGACACCTCCGAACCGCTTGACGCTCTGCCCGAGGTCGTCGAAGGCCGCGCCAGCCAGGTGAGCGAGGGCGCGGTCATCGGCAGGGGCCGGGCGCCCCGGCCTGAGCCCGCTCAGCGCAGTAGTGCGCACGCTCCGAAGCCGGTGCCCTTGGACTGGGACGCGGAGATCGCGAAGGCGTTGGCCGAGCCCGACCCGCCGCAGGCGTACGCGTTGATCAGTGAGCTGTGGAAGGCCGCGACGCTGTCAGACGCCGCCCCTGCGGTGTGCAGTCGAGTGCGGGCCGCAGGGGAGGAGATCCGGGTCCGGCTCGACGCCCACAAGGCCGCCACCTCCGATGAAGCCCTCGCGACGGACGCCACCAGCGACGAGCTCACCGCTGATCTCGAGCCCGCACAGCCGCCAGCGGCCGAGCCCGAGCAGGCCCCGGCCCAGACCGGACCCGCCGCAGACGAGCAGCAACCTGCCCCGCCCCGGCGCCGACGGAACCGCGTGGACTGGGGCGAGCGCACCGCGACCGCCTACCGCGACCGCAACACCCAGGCTCTCACCGAACTGGCCGCCGCCGCGTCGAAGGCCCGCGCGTCCGCCGCAGTGCGGGAGGCGATCGCCCTCGCCCAACTCAAGGTGCGCGTACTGCAGGTCGCTGGGGAACGGGATCGGGACTGGCGCGAGCTCGTGTCGCAGGACTGGACACAGCTGGACGCCGAGGCCGCCGTGCTCGGCATCGACCTCGACAACGCGCTCGACGAGCTGGAGGACGAGGACACCGAACAGCAAGGAGAATCCTCATGACCACACGCAGGGGACTTCGCCTCGACGTGTACCGCACCGCGCAGCACGCGGGCACGGGCATCAGCTCTGATCACGACCAGCTGACCCTGGTCGGCATCATCCGCCGCACCAACACCGGCTCCCGCCCCGAAGAACTACCGATCCAGTGTCTCGTGTGGACACCGACCATCGACGCTCCCGCCGTCTGGCTCGTAGCCACTCCCCGGACGCTGTGGCTGATCCCGGCGGGCAACCTGCTGACCGGCGAGCTGGACGCGCGCAACCGCTGGGTCGCCGGAGGCGCGCTCGCCGGGCTCGCCGACCGGCGCTTCACCGACCTGGTGCAGGGCCGCGACGCCGTCCGCGTCCACGACCAGCTCCACACCCCGACCCCACAGCAGCCCCGTGGAGGTGCGCGATGACTCGGCCACCGGCATCCCCTGGGGGTGCGGCGTGAACGCCTGCCCCCCGTGGACCCATATTCCCAAGCCCGACCGCGTCGCCCGCCTGCCGCACATCGGTGCGATGCCGGTCGTCTTCATCACCTGCTACTCCACCAACCCCGTGCCCACCGTCCTCGGGCGCAACGGTGTGGAGGCGGGCTGCGACTGCACCTACGGCATCGGCAAGCCGCAGATTGGCGTGCAGTGCACGATCCGGCAGCGGCAGGTGATGGCCGAGCGGCGCTGCTCGGTCTGCGGCCAGACCGCGCCCGGGGAGGAGCTGCTGTTCGCCGGGGTCGAGCGGTCCGCCGAGTTCGGCGGGCGCCTGTTCTCGATGGAGGGCGGGGCGCACGCCGAGTGCCTGGCGTACAGCGCACAGACCTGCCCAGTCCTGGTCGCCAACCGAGGCAAGGTCACGGTCGCCGCCACGCGCGAATACGGGTTGGTCAAACGGTTGATCCTCGGTCACCGTGCCGACCGGCCGGTGTACGGGCTGTGGCCCCACGGCGTTCCCCACGGGCCACTGGGGACGCTGGACTTCCACATCGCGGTGTTCGACGACCAGCACACCCGGACGCTGATGCTCGACACGTGGTTGTGTGACGAAGCGCCCGACCTGGGCCGGTTGTGAGCTGGCCCGGCTACCAGTGGCCCGAACGGGACCCGTACTCGTATGACGGTGTGCGGTGGCTGCACAAGCCCCTGCCCCCGTACGTCGACATCGTGGTCCACTCCCACACCTGCCCGGACGGCACGCTCGTGGAGTGCCGCTCGCAGTGGATCCCGGCGGTGAAGCGGACCGTGGACCGCTGGTGGGTCGGCCGCTACCACGTGGCCACCTCGGTCCGCGTCGACTCGAATCGGGTCCGGCCGGACTTCCGGTGGGCGGACGCGCGGGTCACCCGCCCATTCTGACGCGCTGCCTCACCAGCCATCACCTTGATTCACCGCCCAAATCACCCGATTACCCAGCCATTCCCTGTGAATTCTGGATAGAATGAATGTGACACCACAGGCATCCCCAATGTCGCGCGGTAAGAGCGTGCGATAACGACGCTCGGAACATGCTAAATCCTATAGTCGGGAGGGGTCCGCATGCGCTTTCTTCGCGTACTCAAACGCGTCCTGAACAGCGGAAAGTTCTGGTCGGCTGCCGGAATTGTCGTCGCTACCGTGATCGTGATCCTCTGTGTGGGAACTAGCCTACCGACCGTCGTCACGGTTGTCGGTGACGTCATCGTCGCCTGCTACCGCGGGCTATTCGACACGGTGGCAGCCATTCCGGTCTGGCTCGTCAACTGGCTCACCCACCTCATCTGACCACCATCCCACATTGGCCCCCGATTTCACTCGACCACTGAGGTAACCATGCCGGATTTCACTCCCACCACCCCGACCACCGCCCGCGAGCGGTACAGCGCCGACACCGCGGACGGGGGCCGGTGATGGCCGGGACCCTCCGCTTCGACAACCTCTCCACCGGGGATCAGGCGCTCGTGACCTGCCTGCTGGACACGGAGTACCAGCACTTCGAGTCCTGCTCGGGCGGCGACAAAGACTTCGCCATCTGGCTGATCTCCGCCGACATCAAGTGCCGGAAGCGTTGCGGTTTCGGCATCTTCGACTTCCCCGACCGGCGGTGGCGCGACCTCTACGACGACGGCACGCGGCCCCGCGAGGCCGTCATCGAACTGCTGGCCGACGAAGGCTTCCCCGGCTGACACCGACCACCGGATCACGAGAGGCCCCCACCGCGATGCCCAGCATGAACCACCACGTGGCCGCCGAAGCACTGTACGAAGGCGCCGACATCCCGGCGGCCGGATCGATCCGCCAGAACTACGCGGAACCGTGGATCAACGGGCAGGCCTGCTTCGCGATCGACCTCGAGCGCCGCCACGAGATCAGCGTGCTCCTGCTCGAACTCGCCGAGGCGGACAAGCAGGCGGCGCGACAGCTGGCCGAGGCGATGCGCGTCGACAGCACGGCAAAAGGGCCTGGTGGCCCAAGTCCCCGGCTGCTCCCTGCACGATGCTCCGGACCGCGCGTGACCACCGGGATTCCCCACGCCAGCGGTGTCCCACACGCGGACCTGTCCGGTAAGGAGGCTCGCCGTGGACGTTGACGGCGTGCGCGTGGACCAGTTCCACCGCTGCGACACCGAGCTGGTCTGGTCGTTCACCCCGGACGACCACACGTACTTCGAGGTGGTGCTCCTGGAGGAGGACAACAACCTGCGTGCGTGGCGCGCGACCCTGCACGACGACTACTTCCGCCCGGTCCGATGGCTTCTGCCGGAGGACCCTGACCGCCAGCCCCTTGACGAGTACGGCCTCGACACGTGGGAGCTGGTCACCGAGTTCGTACGGGACCAGATCACGGAGAGGAGGAACCAGTGCTGTCACGCGTGCACTTCACGGTGAACCCCGGCCAGCCCGGCGCCGTCCCGGCCTGCGAAGCCGGAGCCCGGCCCGCCACCCGCGCCGTCACCGGCAACCCGGCCGAGGTCACCTGCCCGGCCTGCCAGATCACCGAGGACTACTCGGCTCTCGCCGACTACCTCGCCTGCGCGGCCGAGGTGCCGGAGGCCACCGACACCGAACCAGACCGGATCACCGCGCTGCGCCGCCACCTAACCGGGAGCGCGCAGAAGATCGACGGCGTCCTCGTCGACAACCTCACCGCCCAGGCCATCATCACCGTCCACGACGCGCTCACCCCCGCCACCAGGGCGAAACTCGCCCACCACCCCTACCCGGTCCTGGCCCGGATCGCCTGGGCCTGCCTTCGCTGAACAGGAGCACGAACACCGATGACCACCTGGCACGTCGAGACCATCACCGGCAGCCGCTACGCGCTGCCCTACACCGGCAACGGGGGCTGGGGCCCGGTCACCGTGTGGGACAACGGCGCGCTCACCGAACTCCGCTGGCGCCACCGGTTCCCGTGCACCACCGCGACGGCCGGCACCTGCCCGATCTGCGTCGACCCCAGCGCCGCCCAGGTCTACCTGCCTTCCTTGCGGTGGACCACCGAAGCCGGCCGGTACTGCTCCCTCACCGAAGGCGGTCCCCAGTACGGGTACGCGCGGCTGCGCGTCTACCGCGAAGACGCCTGGTACCGCTGGGTTTCCCACGCGAGCGTCGACCTCGACGTGCACACCGACCTCCCCGCGCAGATCGACACCTGGCGGGCCACGCACACCGACTGGACGCCACCCGTCCCGCCCGTGGCCGCAGCACCCGACGAGATCCGCACAGGGGCAGGAATGGCGGCGAATTCACCCGATAATCAGGTCAGCGACATATCGGAGATCCGTGGCATGAATGCTAGGATCATGACAGGTGTTCGGAGAACAAATTGAGCGATCCCGCACGTGATCTCGCGCGTTTCCTGGCCGATAACGGAGTCGACGACTGGGTCCTCGACGACCTCGGTGGAACTGTGCGTCTGGACGACTGGATCGTCGATTTCATCGACACCGTCCTCGCCACCAGTGCCGAAGTGGACGCCACCGAACGCCTCGCAGCTCTGCGAGCACTTCTCGACGATCGGGAACGCACATCGACCGCGAAGAAGGGCACGGTGTCCATCTCGGTCAGGAAGGTCCGCGAGGTGCTCACCAACTGACCGGAAAGGACAAGCGTGTTCGCGACCTGCACCTTCCAGGAGTTCGACCCGGGCTGCGGCGGCATCCCGGTCCGCTCGTCCAACGGCAAGCCCCGGTTCCTGCACACCCTGCGCTACCAGGTCGAGCACGTGATGCCCTCGACCTTCCCGGACTGGGCGTGGGTGAAGGCCGCACACGCGGGCACGATGGGCCAGGCCGAGTTCTTCGACCGGTACGCCCGGATGATCCGCGGCCGCGTCGACCAGGTCCGTGAGGAAGCCGAGCAGATCCTCCAGCCCCTCGGGGTCGAGCCCTCGACCCGTGTGGTCCTGCTGTGCTTCGACCGGCTCGACAAGCCCGGCAACTGGTGCCACCGCACGGCCTTCGGCCAGACCTGGAGTGAAATCACCGGCGAGGACGTCCCCGAACTGGGGCGTGTCGTCTCGCCGGAGCTCCGCGCCGAGCAGTACAAGCTCCTCTGACCCGGGCCGGAAGCCGGGGTGTCGAGTTCAGGCCCGGCCGGGTCAGGAGGAACGTCGATGACCTGGCGTGGTCAGTGGTGGCCGCCGCCGCTGAACCCACTGTGGTGGCCGCCGAAGCCGTCATCGTTGTGGTGGCCTCAGTGGTGGTGACCGGTGTGGTGATGGCTGGCGTCGCCAGAGGCCGGGATGAAGCCAGCGGCGACGTTGCGGCCACGGGCGGCACGTCTACGGCGCCTGGCGACCGGAGCCACGGCGACTAGCACGAGCGCGAGGGTCAGGATGACGCTGACAATTGGGCTCACGGTCTGCACCTCTACTGGTCACGACGACCACGTCCCCGCGACGGGCCGGTGCGTGACTCGCCTCCAAGTGTGTACGGCCCCCGTGCCTACCGCCACCTACTGGGGAAAGGCTTAACCCAGGACACGCCCGCGCGCGGTCTGCGATTTCTGTGCGCCCCCATCGCGGCGAACAGTTAACCACGCGCTCACGACCATCACCCTGACTGGAGATCAACCCGGATCGCCGCGCGCGAGCCGCGATCAGACAGTTTTGACATGAGACTCGATTCACGGAAACCAGCAGTGATCTCCTGGATACTCACCGGAAAATGGGGGCGGAAAAATATTAGACTGACCTTTGATTCCACTATTCATCATGGAAATCGAAGGAGTCTTCCGTCATGCTTGAAATCATCGTCGGTACCCACTTGGTAGACGGGACCCGGGTCAAGGCGTTCCACAATGGGCACCCAATCGACGCCGATGTCACCCTGATCGACCCGAGCGCGACCCCCACTCGCAACGACGAGCACTGGGTAATGCTGACCCGTAACCGGGCCAGCGAAGCGAGCCCGCAGGCGGCCGAGACGATCTGGGACATCGCGAACGAAGCCGCCAGCACCACGCCGTTCATCGACACCGCGACCGCGCCACGGATCACCAGCAGCCGGTTCTACGACCACCACGCCGAGTTCGTCGTCCACGCGGGCCTGCACGACCCCCACGAACAACTCGACCCGCTCGGCACCATCACGGTGCACGCCAGCGGCGAGATCACCGCCACCGCAACCCTGCCCGCCCCCGGCGACCTCACCGCCGAACGGGAGCTCGGACCGTTCCCCTCCTTCTGCGCTGCGATGCACGCGCTGATCACCTGCCACCGCGAGCTCCTCCAGGACCCCGCCGCCGGACTCCGCGTCAGCGACCTCAACCTCAACCAGTGGACCGGCACCGGCCAACTGACCGGAGACCTCGCCCACGACAACAACCTCTCCGCCGTGTTCGCCGCCGTGGCGTTGGACGCCTTCACCACCGAGCGGGCCACCACCGAGGACCCCATCGAGGCCACCGCGATCGCCCTGGTCACCAGCCTGGGACACCTCCTGGAACGCGTCGGCGTGCGACTCCAGGAAGTGCTGACCATGGGCGAGATGCACTACCACAGCCAGACCACCGCCCCCGTGATCAGCTCGACCGACGGGAGCCTGTGATGGCCCTGCTGGTCAGCGACGCCAACGACATCTCCCGCCTGCTCCACCACCTGATGCGCACCGCAGAGACCGCGCCCGCCGAGGACCAGGTCTGGCAGGCCGCACTGCGGCTCGCCGAACGGGTCAACCGCCAACTGGGAGCCGGGGTGCGCCCCGAACAACTGGCCGAACGCCGGGCCAGCCTGAACCCGACGGCACCGGCTGTGCAGGTGGTGCTCGGTCAGCACCCCGACACCCGAGTCCTCGCGCTCGCGGTGTTCCTGCACGGCCGCCTTGTCGAACCGGTCCTGACGAACCTGGCACCCCAGTTGCCCTATGAGGTCTGCCAGCTCCTCCCCGTCGCAGGAGCCGCACCGCAGCAGGCCATGACCGCTGACGCCCTGAGCTCCCTGTGGAGCACGACGCAGGGAGATCGGAACGAGGACGGCACGCAGTGAGCACCTCCACCGAGCCCACCGTCGTCACGATCCGCCCGGGCCACAGCGTCAGCGCCACCTGGACCACACGCGGGTACTACCTGCGCTGCGAGTGCACGCGCGGTGGCTACCTGCCCCGCCATCAGGTTCTCGCCCACCGGTTCCTCACCAGCTGGCACGACCGCACGCCTACCGAGACGGCCATCACCCCGCTGCACGTGCTGCGGCTGCGCGAGACCGGCGCCGTGCTCGCCGTCGTCCTGGACAACGAGGACATCCTGTTGGTGCTCATCCAGATGGCCGCCGCAGCCGGTCTGCGGCTGGACGACGCCGAGGCCGAACACCTCCAGAACACCACGACCCGCCAAGCCCCGCTCAACCACGCCATGCTCGACAGACTCGCCCGGCGGGCCCTCAACCACGTCATCAAGTCCACCCGACGCCAGGCAGCTCAACGCGAGCTCGGAGCCGTTGACCGCGACCGCGTCGCCTGGGGCCGGATCTGGGACGTCCAGATCAACGATCACCAGTGGCTGCGCGAGCTGACTACCGCCGAGGTCAACGACCTCCTTGACGGCGCCCACGATCCGGCGGCCCGGATGTTCGCACGCCGCTTCCCGGTCAGGGTCCGGCTGTTCGACGGCACCAGCCACACGCTGCCGCAGTACCAGCTCCTGCGTGAGGAACTCGCCGTCCAGCACGACCACACCCCGTAGCGCACGCCCCTCCCCACCCTCCTCGGCCTGATCGCGGCAGCCACAGCCGCGACCAGGCCCCTTTCCGCGCGCCCCGCGCACCTGGGAGAACCTGTTGTCAGCCCACAGAGTCCGGCCTGGCCCATCCTGCCCCGACCAGCACGCCGCTAGGATCGCCGAAGCCGCCGTTGATGCCTGGCACGGCGCCCACGGCTCCGGCCAGTCCCGCATCCCCTTGTCCACCATCGCCGCGCTCGCGCTGCTGCGCCCACCCGAGGACGACCGCACGGCTTCTGCGCACCTTCTGCTGGACATGAGCCCCGGCTCGCTCGCCCTCAACATCCGCGGCTTGTGGCGCTGGTTCGCGGGAGAGCGCCCCGACCTGCTCAACCGCGCCTGGCCCCTGGCCGAGATCTGGCTCGGTGAACAGGACCTCACCGAGGATCAGTTGCGGGCCGCGAAGAAGACTGCGGACGCCGCGATCCGAGGCGACCTGTTTAGCCTCACCGGCACCGACCGACGCGAGGACACCGACCTGCTCGGCATGGTCCTCACCGCGCTGCGCCCGAAGTCCGCGCTGCAGGGACGCGGCCAGTTCTACAGCCCCAGCACCCTGAGCACGATGATGGGCACAATGCTCGACCCTGCCGAACACGAGCACATCAACGAACCCGCGGCCGGGACCGGCGGGATGCTGCGCGGCGCCGCCGAAGCGATGCGCCGAGCCGGACGCGAACCTGCACGAGCCCGCTGGGTCGCCTCCGACATCGACCCCGACGCGGTCGCCTGTCTGGCGGTCAACGTGGTCCTGTGGGGCCTGGGCACCAACGTGCTGCTCGGCTGCGGCGACACCCTGGCATACGACTTCATGGACCGCGCCGAGCACGAGCGCATCGAACCCGTGCTGGCGATGCGCGAACTCCTGTTCGCGAAGCTGCTCGGCATCACGCTGAGCACGGACAGCCTTATCCACGCCGTCCTGCTCGCCAAGGACGCACACAACCAGCCCCGCAACGCAGATCGAGAAACCCTGGAAGCGGCATCGCAATAGGGAGCGATAATCACTCGATTAGGCGGCATTTCACCTGGAAATGCAAATAGTCGTGACATAGAATGAAAGTAACATCAAGAAGAAACGGCAAGGACGTCATCGTGAGCAACGCGCAGATCAACCTCGTACTTGAGTCGACCATCGGAATCCCAGGATTCACCGTTCACGATCTCGACCTCGACAACCCCGTTGACCACCTCTTCTACCTCCTCGCCAACGAGGCCTCCAGCGCCCGCGGCAATGTCGCCCGGTCCGCCGGGGGCATCAAACGCGACCTGGAGCGAACCCTCAACCAGGCCGCCGGACAGCTCCCGAGCTCCATCGCCTCAAGCTCAGACTTCCGCAATCACGAGGCCGCAGTCGCGGCCCTGGAAGTCCTCCGTGGCCCGCTCGAATCCGCCGCGAAGTACGCCCGCGAGGCCCGGAACAAATAACCAACTTCGGCGCACCCCGTTCCCGATCCCCGCGGGAGTGCGCCCTGCGAGAGCGGCCGGACGGACTACCCCCGACGTCCGGCCGCCGCCATGGACACGAAGGCACGTGGGTTCCCGTTCCGACCAGTGCTTGCACACAGTGGCCGGACGTCAAGGCACGGACCAGGACGCGCATCTCGTCCGATCTGTCCTCGCTCACGTGGGCCGCGCCCCTGTTCCCTCTGATCAGGGACCGTTCTCCGCTTGGGGAGCAGGCTGGTCGGAAGCGCGGTGAGGGACGGTGGCGGTCGGGATCGTGCGGGGCCTGGTACTTGGTCGTTAGCAGCAGCAACGCGCGCCTCACGGCTCCCAGCAGCGAGGGTTCGCTGACCTGTCCTCGTGCTGCTCTACCGCGTAGGGGCGATGTTGGGCGGGCAGCACGTGAAGGTCGTTGCTGCCAGACCAGTACGCGGCTATGACCGAGCTGTCGTGGTGTGCCCGCTGTGAACTGGGACGAGTGCCATGGTCAACTCACCAGCGGCAAGAGTCGAGTTCAGGTGGTCCGCCGTGTCGATGCCCGGTGGCAGCGGCAGGTAGGTCAGCACGAGCATGACCTCGCGGCGCTCAACCGCTGCTGTGCGCCACCCCTGGTTCACGGGGTCGGTGATGTACTCGCCGTTGGGTGCGTACAGGCGGGCCCAGCCGTCATCGGCGAACGCCAGGTAGGTGTCGGCCGTTGGGCGGGGTAGCACGGTGCGGGGTTCAGGGTTGAGCCCGAGTTCGTCCGCGAGCCAGCGCATCCCGTCCCGCGCGGAGGTGTTGGTGGTGCCGCCGCCGGGTGTTCCCAGGTAGACGAAGGCGAGGCGCTGGTCGCTGCGCGGGTCGTCGCCGATCCAGCCGCTGAAGATCAGCTGCCCATACAAGCCGTCGACCGGATCGGTCATGGAGTCCTCCTCGTCGCTGGGCTGGCGAGTTCTCAGGCTAGGAGATCCGCAGTGCGGGTGGGGGTCCGTCGATCGGGCGGATCACCGTCCTACGCGTCGGTTCCAGCGAGCAACTGGTCGAGCAGTTGCCAGGGCTTGTCTGTCCGGACCTCGCCAGCGTCGATCGCGGCCTTGAGCCTGCGGGTCAGTACGGCGGCGGTGGCGGCGGGGATCGTGCGGGTGCCGAGCACGACCTCGATCCCGACCTGCCCGCGATGCCGGGTCTCCGCCGAGCCCGGGACAAGGAACCCGGCTTGGAGATCGGTGAGGTGGCGCTCGGCCAAACCAATGAGTATGCCCAGGGCGACGCCGACGTTGCCGACGTTGTGCGCCGAGTGCGCGGAGGCCAGGGCGTCCAGCAGCGGGTTGTAGTCGGCGTAGGCGGCAAGCCACGTCTCGTCCGCCGACTTCCCCAGGGATTCCAGGGCGGTGCGGGCGGCGTCGGCCTCGGGCGGGAGAAACGCGATGGTGATCGTCTGGAAGTCCAGGTTCGCCTCCGACAGGGACTCCAGGTCTATCTGCTGGAGTAGGTCGAGGGTCTTGTCGTCTAGGCCGGCCATCTGCCGGTAGTCGATGTCCTCAATCCCGTCGTAGAGGATCTTCAGAGTGGCCAGGTCGTCCTCCCCAGCCAACGCGTTGTGGGACAGCTGAAGCGCGGTAAGCCGGTCTTTCGGAAGCTTCTGCCGGATCAGCAGGAAGTCGGCCTCCTCGATCCCAGCCTCCAGGGCCGCCATCACCCGGTGGTTACCGGAGAGCACGAGTTCGTGGCCTTCGGCGTACTCGCCGTCCCCGCTGTAGATCAGGGGAGTGGAGGTCAGGTAGCCGTCCTCGCCGAGGTTGGTCACGAGTCGGTCGTAGGTCTCCTTGCGCATGTAGCGGGCGTTGACGTCGAGCAGGGTGAGGTCCTTGAGCTGGCGGCGGACCACGGCCGGGGGATCGAGCTTCACGGGGTGACTCCTGCGTGCTGGTCGTGGAGGGCGTCCCCGGTCCACAAGGCCAGAGCCAGGGCGAGAACGAGGTCATCGTGGCCAGCACCCGCGGCCTCGTGGCGCTGGTAGCCGCCGGGGCGGGGCTTGGCGATGAACCTGCCGAGCTGGCCCCGAAGTTCCTGGACGCCGGGGGTGTCGGGCAGGGAGAGGCCGCGCTGTTGCAGCGCGACCTGCACCACCTCGGTCAGGCGGTGCTTACCGACGGAGTAGGTGTCCGGCCCGGTGTGGCGGACGGTGCTGCCCGCGACGATGGTGACCGCCACGATGTGCAGCTCCGGTGCCGCCGCCACAGCGAGTTCGTGCACGGCGGCGCCAATACCGGTGGCATCGAGGGTCAGCACCACCGGCCATCCGGCATCCGCGAACTCGCGGGCCAAGCTGACGGCCCGCTGCGCCAGCGCGGTGTAGCTGGTGCCCAGCGGGAGATTCCCAACGTCGAGGGCGTCCCAGCACGGCCGGTGCGAGCCGGGACGCGGCCCGGCCGAGTGCAGCACGGCCAGGGCAGCGGGGTCGCGCTCACGGCCGACGTCCATCCCGATGGAGATCACCGCCGCTGCTCCCAGCGCCCACACCCCGGGCAGGCGCGAACCGTGCCACGCAGGCCCGGCACCGCGGACCAGGGACCAGCGTTGGTGTGCTGGCACCAGCGGCCGGTGCGCACCCAGTGCCGGAACTCGGTACCGAGGACGAGTAGTTCGCCGAGCAGTTCCAGCAGCGGGTTCATCGGGTGACCGCCGCGTGCTTGGCCTGCCACAGCTCCAGGGCCTCGGCCAGCGACCACGCCCCGAACGTGCCGGAGTACTGGAGCTGGTAGCGGTGGATGCCGTCGGCGGCGGGCTCGGTGCGCTTGACCAACCGGAACCCGGGAATCCCCCGCCCATACTTGGAGGACTGGGGGTTGTTGGAGAACGCGGTCGTGCAGATCGCGGTCACCCGCTTGCCCGCCGAGCGCTGCACGAGCAGCTGCGCCTCGGCCGACATCGCCGCCAGCACGATCAACTTGCTCAGGCGCTTGTACTTCGACCAGGACACCGGGAAGTCCGACATGAGGTAGACCTCGCCCGGGTCGTACTTACCGGGCAGGTACGCGAACGCGCCGATCAGCGCACCGCCTGCGGACACCCCGACCGCCAACAAGGGCGAGCCCGGCTTGATGGTCTTCGACATGAACTGCGAGCGGATCCCCGCGAACTGCCCACCGCTGAGCGCGTGCAGCCGCAGCGGGCCCTGGAGCTCCTCGTCGGGAGCGATCTTGCGCATCCGGATCGGGTCCAGCGCCTGCCGCGGTGTCACAACCCGGACGGCGTCACCGGAGGCGTACACGGTGATCGGGACGCCCCGGTTGCTGGTCTGCACCCGACCCCGCCGCCACTGAGCGAGGTCCTCACGTTCGTGGTGCAGGCCCAGCATCCAGTGCGGGCGGCTGACCACCTGCTCGATGATCTGATCCTTGCCCGCCTCGTCCAAGTCCCGGTACTCCGGCACCGGCCAGTCGAAGTGCCGGTCGAGCGCGGCGAACATCGACTCGTAGTCGCCGGAGCCGTAGAACGGAGGGAACAACACCACCGGCGAGGATCCAGGGGCGGCGTCGAGATAGTCACGGACGTCCCCGGCCCAAAACGACCCCAGGCGCAGCGTCACCGCGTCCAGGCGAGCGCAGGTCTTCGCGTACAGCTGCGGCATCTGCTCCCGGTAGGCAGCCACCATCGTCTCGTAGTAGGCGCCTTCCCGGCCCACGAACTGCAAGAAGCGCGTGCCGAGCATGAGGACCGCGAGGGTACCGGTCGAGCCGTCGAGGTAGGCCTCCAGCCACTCCAGCTCGGCACGGCTGTCAGGCTTGAGCTCGAACGGCAGGTCCAGGCCGGTGAAATGCCAGCCCAGCGCGCAGGAGTAGGAGGTGATGTCGTTGCCGTGCAGCGCGGTGCCGCGCCCGAGCGCGTGGATCGCGCGCTCGATGGTCAAGTTCCCCGAGCAGCCTACGTACACCGGGAGGTCGGCGGGCCAGGACAGGGCATGTTCGGCCACGATCGACCGCATCTCTGCGGGGATGGTGCCGTTGAACACCGGGCGCCTCCAGCACATTGGGGGCATCCGGCCAGGTACGCCAGGCGACGCGATGTGAGCACTACTCACCTGCCTGTGCGAGAGGAGCAGGCGACTCGCGGCGCAGCGTAACGCACCCTGCCCTGGGCGCCCGTAGACTCCTGCCTCGACGATCACCGGGCCTGGCGTGGATGGCCGCCGGCAACACCCCCTTGTTGCCGGAGGCCTTTGATGACGTTCGCCGAGGACCGGGACCCCTGGGCCCGCCAGCCCGGCGAGACCGGCGAGGCGTTCGACTGGTTCTCCCACTGGCGCAACGACGGTCACCGCCGCAGCTACGCGCGCGTCGCCGAGCGTTTCGCGGTGTCCTATCGGCGTGTGGTCGGCGCGGCCCGCCGGGGTGAGTGGCAGGCCCGGCTGGATGCCTACCGGACGGCGAACTCCGCCGCGCTGCGGGAACGGGCCACGGAGCTGATCGAGCAGGGCCTGGCTCCGTTCGCCCAGGGGTTCGCGCGGATGAGCGCGCTCGCGGTCACCGGCCCCGCGGACCGGGTACCGCCGGACCGGGCGCTGGCCGCTGCCGCCACCGCGCTGCGCACGCTGCGCGACCCGGTGGTGCGGGAACTCCTGCGGGCACCGGAGGAACCGGAGCAGACGCGGGAGATTGACCTGGTCGAGCTTGTCCTCGACCAGCTCGCGCAGCGCTGGCCCGAGGCCCACGACGCCGTCCTGGACGCACTCCGCAACGCCGTCGACACCAACCCGGCGGGCTGATGGCCTCCGTCGCCCAGCTCGACCGGCTGCTGCTGCGCCGCGACCCCGCGGTGCTGATGCGCCGCGCCGGGATGACCCCGGATGGCTGGCAGCAGGTGCTGCTGCGCCGCCGCCCGCACCGCGCCCTGGTCACCACCAGCAGGCAGTCCGGCAAGTCCACGACCGCGGCCGCGATGGGACTGCACCGCGCGCACACCACTCCGCGGACCACGGTGGTCGCGGTGTCCCCGACCCAACGGCAGTCCGCGCTGCTGATCAGCCGAGTGAAGGTCTTCGCCGAGGCAGTCGGGATCACCCTCGCTAAGGACAACGCCCTGTCGGTGGAGCTGCCGAACCGGTCGGTGATCTACGCGCTGCCCGGCTCCCCGGACACCGTCCGCGGCTACAGCCCCGAGCTGCTGCTCATCGATGAGGCCGCCTACACCACCCCGCAGCTTTACACCGCCTGCCTGCCGATGCTCGCGGCCACCGGCGGTGACCTGATCGCGGTGTCCACCCCCAACGGCCAGCAGGGCTGGTTCTGGGCCGAGTGGTCCGGCCAGGGGGCGCCGGGCTGGCTGCGGATCGAGGTCCCCTACACCCAGATCGCCCGCATCAGCGGCGAGTTCATCATCGGCCAGCGCGCGTCGATGTCGGCCGAGCGGTTTGCCGCCGAGTACGAGTGCGTGTTCAACGCCGCCACCACCGGCCTGTTCAACCCCGCCGACCTGGCCGCCGCGTTGCGCGACGACCCGGTCCTGGACGGCAGCGGCCTGCCCGACCCCCGCGAGATCATGCGCCGCAACCGCGCGCGCCACACCACCGGAACTGGAGCGGCATGAGACTGCGCGCACCCCACCACCCCACCAGTCCCGCAGGCGGGAGCCGCGAGACGCGCACCGACGCGCCACCCGCACCCGACGCCCGCGTCCTCGCCTTGGACATCGGCCTGTTCGGTCACTACGGCTCCATCTCCTCGATGTTCTGGTACCAGAACGGTGGGCACCTGCACGCCCACGTCGCCGAGTTGCTGCCCGAGGACGCGACGCTGCTCGATCAGCTCGACATCCTCGAAGCACTGGCCGAGTCCTACGAGGAGTACTGGCGCATCGCCCCAGTCGTGGTCCTCGGGGTCACCGTGCTCTCCCCGATTGGCCGCCAGCAGGTCCGCGACCACCTGGGCTCCTGGCACAACCCGCCCTGGCGGCGGCGCCTGGTCACGGTCGGCGAGTACGCCTCCGAGCACACCGGCACCCGCGCGCTGACCTCGCGGAAGAAGTTGCGCGACCTCATCGCCCAGCGGCTGACCGACCACACCCTGACCGTGACCCGCGCCCAGCACGACGCGATCGCCCAGTACACCGGCCGCCGCGCCCAGCCCGGCCGGGGCACCGAGGAGGAGTGGCGCACCGACGAGGTCGACGCCCTCGCCCTCCCGGTGGCCTTGTCGTGCCTGGCCGCTCACTCGCTGCTGCCCCCGCCGCTGCCGACCGCGGTACAGCTCGCCCGCCAGCAGGACCGGGCCCACCGCGCAGCGCAACACCAGTTCGGCACCATCCCGTTTGACGGTGCTCGTTCCGGGCGGGTGCGCGGATGAGCCCCGGCACGAAGCTGACTGCGCGGCTGACCCGGTGGCTCACGCCCACCAGCACCGCACCACGGGCGGCGGTGTGGAGGCCGCCGTCGTTGTCAGCCGCCGCGACCGCACCACCACCGGCGCTGAGCCCGGCACTGGCGCACTCCACACCGGTCACCCAGGAGTGGCAGGCACGGGCCTGGACCTACTACCGGCGCATCGGCGCGGCCCGTCAGGGCGTGGACTGGCTCGCCCACGGCCTGTCCCGCTGCCACCTCTACATCGGCGTGACCCAGCCCGACGGCGCAGGTGACCCCGTGCCCCTGCTCCGCGAACAGCCCGGCACCGCGCCGGGCACTCAGGTCGTGGCCGGGTTCGACCCGGCCATGCTCGACCTCGCTGGCGAGGTCCTCGCCGAGCTGTACGACGGGCCGGTCGGCCACGGCGACGCGCTGCGTAAGCTGGCCCGCTGCCTGCTCGTGCCCGGCGAGTGCTGGCTCATCGGCTACCCCACGCCACCACCACCCGGCACACCACCCGCGACCCCAGACCTCGCCCCCAGCAAGGACATCGGCCACGGCACCTCGTGGACGGTGGCCTCCCGGCAGGAGTGGATGGTCACCGGGGAGGACGAGATCGCGGTCAAGCTGCCCCGCCACCCCGCCCGCGGCCCCGACGGCTGGGTCCAGCTTGGCCCTGGCCAGGCCGTGGCGATCCCGGTCTACCAGGAAGACCCCGAGGACGCGCTGCGCCCCACCTCCCGCTTCGAAGCGGTCATGCGGGATCTCGACGAACTCGACGGCCTGGCCAGCCGGGTCCTGGCCGACATCCGGTCCCGCCTGGTGTCCGCGGGCCTGGTGACCGTGCCGGAGTCCGCGATGCTCGCCACCCCCGGACACGCGGTCGGCGCTGGGGTGGACCCGTTGATCACCAGCCTGATCAGCGCCGCGGCGACTCCGATCCAGGACCAGGACAGCCCCGCCGCGCACATCCCGCTGGTGCTGCGTATCAGCGACGAGGCGATCTCCAGGTTGCAGCACCTGACGTTCGCCACCCCCTTCGACGACCAGCTGCCGGTCCTGCGCGAAGCCGCGTTGCGGGCGGTGGCCTGCGGTCTGGACATTCCCGCCAGCGTCGTCACCGGCATCAGCGACCTCAACCACTGGTCGGCGTGGGCAGTCAGCGACGAGGCGGTGGCCAGCCACCTCGGGCCGCTGGCCAGCCTGATCTGCTCCACGCTCACCCGCGAGATCCTCTGGCCCATCCTGCGCGCCAGCGGCTTCACCGACGTGGAACGGCTCGCGGTCTGGTGGAACGCCTCGGCGATCATCCTGCGCCCCGACCGCTCCGCCACCGCGCTGGACGCCAAGCGCCTCAACCTGATCAGCGACCGCGCCGCACGACGAGAGCTCGGCTTCTCCGAAGACGACGCCCCCACCCCGGCCGAACTAGACCGCGCACACCAGCTCGCCCTGGCCCAGCAACACCTCGCCGCACCGCAGGCCGGCGCCGAACCGATCGACGACAGCGGCCTGAACGAGGACGGCGGGCAGCCCAACCCCGGCCACCGCCCAAACCCACCCAGCACCCCCACCGGGCAGCCAGCGAACCCACCGGCCGCCCCGGCTCGCGCCACCACCTGACCACCCCGACGCACCCACCAGCCCGGCGACTTCCAGTGCCGTCAGCGTGCGGTGAATCACCGTTCACCCGAGAAAGTCCCGTGAATACTCCCGATTCCCAATTCACACACCGCCGCCTAGCTGGCCTGATGCGGCTTTCATCCAACCTGGAACTACCGTCCAACGCGGACTGGCTCGAACCACCCGAACACACCCTGCAGGCCCCCACAGCGACCGACAACGCCCTGCTCGTCGAGATGGTCGAGGGCTTCGTCCTCGAGTTCCACGCGGCGGGCGGCAGCACCAGCGACACCTACTGCTCGGCACTGCGCATCTACCTGCCCTGGTGCGCGGACAACGGCATCGACCCGCTGCTGATCACCCGCAGGCACGCCTCGAAGTTCTCCGCGTGGCTGGCCACCACCCGCTCGCCCAGCACACACCAGATCCGCTCCGCCTCACGCCGCGCCGGGATCCTGTCGGCCTGCTCCTCGTTCCTCGAGTACGTGATCGACAACGGGGCCCGCCCGGAATGGGCACGCAACCCGTTCACCCGCTTGAAGCGGCCCACGGTCGACCGGTCAGCAGCCAGCGGCATGCGGCTAACCGTGAGCACCGCCAACCAGCTCGTACTCGGTGCACGTGCGGACCGGCTCCTGGGTGGCGTGCTGGGCAAGCTGCTGCTGGCGACGCAGGCTCGGATGGGGATCCGGCCGGGTGATGTGTGCAGCCTCAACCTGAGTGGCGCAGCCGATGACGGGTGCGGAGGGTACGAGTTGCGTGTGCCGGTCAAGGGCGGCAAGTCCGTGACGCGGTGGCTGCCACCCGACCTCGCATCGGACTTCTACACCTACCTGAAGCTGCGCTCTGAGCCGGTAGAACGGGAGAAGCCGGACCCGCGCGGGCCGGACCCGCTGTTCGTGCACCCGGTCCGCCACAGCAGATTGAGCACCGACGACCTGCTGCGGCTACTGCGCCGCTCCGCCGCTCGCGCCGGGATCCTGGACCCCGATGCGTTGACCTGCCGCATGTTCCGGCCGTTCTTCAACACCTTGGCCAAGGCGCAGGGCGCTGCGTTGGAGGACCGGAAGGTCGCTCTGGGCCACGCCAGGGCGAGCACGACGGAGCGCTACGACCGCACCGTCTGGGCCCGCGAGCACGATCCGGCCATCGCGGTGGCCGCCGCGTTCGACGGCTACCCCGCAGAAGCGCGAATCGCGCCACTGCTCGACCAGCAGTGGGCACCGCCCCCGGTGGAGCGGGGCTGCGACTGCACCCCGCGCTGGCCCGAGCTGTTCGTCGACCTGAGCCCGGTGGGCGTCGACCAGACCGCGGTCGCGGTGATCACCGAGGAACCCGAGCCCGGAACGCACGCCCTGACGCCGTACTGCCGGCGGTGTCGCACCGCCTATCCGGGGCCGTTCCGCGTCGTGCGGGTGCTCGACGACCTCGGCGAGGTACTGCTCGGGCAGGTGCGCGCGGAACTGGCGGAGGTGGCCCTGTACCCCGAAGCGGTACGGCGCCGGAGCGAGCGACGGCGGGGTGCGGCGGACTGGTGAGCAGTAGCGACGTGATACCGGTATTGGGGCTTGTTGGCCCGTGGAATGCGCCGATGAAATCACACGTTCTCGCGCCGTTAACAATTTCGCGCCAGTGTCCCGATGGATAGAATTGAGGTATCAAGATTTTCGCTCTATCTAACTGGATTGAGCGGCAGGGAATGTGATGAAAGCTGCCGAGATTCGGGAACTCGCTGAGAAATTCGGGGACCGTGAAGCGGTCGTGAGCACCACCTTTGGCGGCGTCCACTATGCGCTGGCATTCGGAGTCGTGGCAAGCGGTCGGCTCACGGTCGACGCACCCAGGGTGCGCGGTCAGGCGTTCGGCCCTGAGTTTGTGGTTCCCATCGAGCCTGCGAGTTGAACTTCGGCTCTGCGTGAGGAGGTGCGGCACCGGTCGGTGAAGCACCTGATCGGATACGCGATCGGATTGTGTCAGGGAGCCGCCGAAGAATTCGCCAAAAATGCGGCACATGTGCCCCTGGCCTGTGCGAATTCGGTCGCTCGCAACGCGTTGTGGGGAGAGTCAGGTCGAGTGGTCGCGAGCTAGCGTGGAGAGGTGCGGTCTCCAGGGCGCCGCGGATACACCGCGTCGGCCGGGACGGTGTGCTGCATGCGGAGTGCGCCGACTCCGGTGGGCCCCATCATCAGGTAGGAGACGTAGCCCAGCCACTGGCCGTCCCGCGTTCGCAGCCAGGCGTGGAGGTGCCCGCGCACAGTCTGGTCCATCGCCATCCCGTGCTGCCGAACCAGCAGGGACGGCGGCTCGCGTCGACCGTGGTCGCGGACTGCTCGCCAGACGAACGGGAGGCGTACCCATACCGGTCGCCCCTCGTTGGGAAAGCGCCTCCCCAGGGCACGGTCAACCCGATCGCCTTCCTCGAACATGTGTGCGAGTCTTGCCTGCTCATGGGCTGATCGCAAGCGGCAGGGGTGCCACGTGACCGCCGGCACGTCCTGCTAGGTGCGGGATTGTGGCGCGTGGTCGCTGCCTTGGTGGCCTACGCAGCCTGTCGACTGACGCGCCACCTGCGGGATCGGGCCCAATGGCGTGCTCCTGCGATCCGGTCGGGCAATCGCCAACTCGCCACATGTGACCCGCTCCATGGCCATTCCCTATTGTTTGTCGCGACACATTCAATAGAATTGATGCAGATCACATTAACTCCATTCGAATGGGCGGCGTTGACGCCTGTCCATTCACCTTGCCGTGACCCCGTGAAAGGAGTGGCCGTGAATTACGCTGGTCCCAACATTAGCAGTATCGTTATGGGCCGAGACCTGGTCAGGGTCGACGCGGACGGCCTGCCGCTGCTCGACCTGAAGTACATCGACTGCTCGTGGGTCTTGCCGTTCCCGATCCTGCCGTCGGGAAAACAGCTGTTCACCGCGCCCGGCCATGCTGTGGACGCGATCCGGCACGACGCGAGCTCGCTGTCGTACAAGCGGTTCTGTCAGCACTACCCGGCCTTCGTACCGGTGCGGGAAGCGCGGGTGCACACCTTCCAGTTCAGGTTGTACCGCGTCGCGAACGGAGTGGAGCAGCCGATCGCGGTCGTCAACAAGGACGACCGGACCGACCGGTGGTACGTCACCCACCACAACCTGGACTTGCAGCACCACGTCTCGGCGCCGCGGTACGGCTGGAACAGCGAGGCTGGCGCCTTCGACTACGTCCGGAGCCACGTCCCCGAGTTCACCGCCGTGGTAGAGCCATTGTGACCGCGCCGAGCGAGACTGTCCCGGTGCCGCCGCCGGTGGTCTACGCCCACGAGCCCCCCGGCGGGGACCTGCCGGTCGGCTCGCTGATCTACCGGTACACCGAGCACGAGAGCGTTGACGAGTACGGCGAACCGACCGGCGACACCTGGTCGGCAGCCCTGACCGTTCGCACCTGCGCACCGTGCTGCGGACGCAGGGTCCGAGTGCCCGAGGTTCCGGAGCACTACGCCGTCTACGAGGTGGTGTGCTGCCGGGACCGGCTGCTGTACGACCTCGTGCTGCGCGATAGCGGCTGCCGGGACTACTGGGCCGTGTTCACCGTGACCGCGACCGACGTGCTGGTGGCCACCCATCGCGGCGGGGGCAGCTCGTGAGCGCGCGAGTTCACCGCCACGGTGCGGCCGCCGCGCGGGAACTGCTGCTGTCGGCCTGTGCCGACCTTCGCCAGATGCGGTCACCCGCACTGTTCGTCCTCGCCATCCGGGTCGACCAGCGCCCCACTGAGCTCATCGGGGCCGCCGAGGCAGGGCCCCCGCTGCGGCGCTCCGGCGAACGGATTGCCCGCGCGCTGCTGGAACAGACCCACCAGAGCGGCGAGCTGTAGCGCCCCGCCCAACCGACCACGAACCTTCCTCACTCCTAGAAAGTGAACAATGTTCAACTCTGTTGCTGCTGACACAGCCCGACGCGAGACCACCAGCACCGTCACCCTCGCCCAGGCCCGCGCCTTGGCCATCGCGCTGACCGCGTCCTGGGGCCCGCTGCACCAGGTGGTGCCCAGCACCACGGCCGAGCTCGTCGGCGACGAGACTCCGCGGCCGCGCCTCGGGCAGATCCGGGTCAGCGAGGCCGCCGCACTCCAGCGCGCCCTGCGCGACGAGGAGCCGATGCACACGGCGTTCCGCCGGGCGGGCGTGCGGATCGTGGACCCGCCAGACCTCAGCGAGCAGCGGGACCGCGTCGAGCACGCCCAGTCCTACGCCTGGGACTGCCTGCCCCGCTGCATCGCCTCCGTGGTGGGCCAGGCCCTGGAGCTGGGGGACCACCTCCTCCCGACCCCGTTGCAGGTGGCCCTGGCCACCGAGGTGTTCGCCGCGCGCGGTCGACTCGCGCTGAACCTGGCGCCGAGCCGGGACGCGGTGATCGAACAGCTTCTCCTCGATCTCAACGCGCTGCCCGACACTCAGGCAGGGACCTGCTGGTACGTGCAGCCGACCCTGATGGCACCGAGCGCGCGAGAACGGGGCCACCTGGAGAGGTACGAGGTGCTGCTACTCAGCGACGAGCGGGCGGCGGCACTGGGCCTGGTCGACGAGCTCGACACCACCGAGCCGGGGAGCCCCCGGTGAAGCGCGTCGGCCGGGCCCAGCATGGGTCGGTGCCCTGCACTGTGTTCAGCGATGCGACCTACGGCGACGTGCAGCGCGGTGACCTGATCTTCTGGCGGCCACTGGGCTGGACGACCGTGCGCTACCTGCGCCACCGCACCGACGGAAACAAGGTGCAGCTCACGTTCGGCCTGTGGCACTGGCCGATCAAGCTCACCTCCGAGGACCTACCCGCCACCACGCTGGTGGAGCAGAGCGGCTGGCTGTGGCGCCCACTGCCCACCCTGCCCAACCACATGCCGCACCGGACCGACTAACCGCCCGACCTCGCCATCGCACATAAAGCGTCGCCCGCATCACGGAAATACGTTCTCGCAAGCATTAAATATCGACTTTGTAGCGCCGTAAAAATGCTAGGATGAATGTATCGAAAGAAATCCCCTTCTCTTCCGATTGGAATACGGCGTGAATCCTGCTCACGGCACCCTTGTGCCCGTACAGCACCTGCTCAACCACTACCTCAACGCCGCCCGCACGGCGAACCCCAGGCTGCGCGTGCGGGACCTCACCGCCGTCACCGTCGAGTGCGAAGCGCCCTACGCCAAGGAGAAGCGGCTGCTGCTGTCCAGCATCGCCCACCAGCACAACGTGCTGTCCATCGGAATCCCGCGGGGCGAGAACGGGAACTACCGCGCCGGATACGACGTCGACCTCATCGGATTCAGCTCCCTGGTCCGCCGCACCCGCGAGGCCTACGGCCGGGCCAGCGCGCATGCGGTGACCGCGATGCTCGACACGCCATGCCCGCACGACGAGGACCTGGGCACCTTCCGCTCGTCCTTCCTGCTCGGCTACCGGCTTGGCCTGACCGACCGCGACCTGACCCGCGAAGAGGTTCAGGCCGAGGTCTCCGGCCCGCACCCGACCGACCGGGGCGTGACCATGCGCAGCACCGGCTCCGGCGCCTGGGCCGGATACCGCGCCGCCCGCGACCGGGCAGTCGCTCCTGCCCTGACGGCGGCGTGA